AAGGAAGAAGGGAGAAAGACCACACATGGATTATCAGATGGACGAAAACACAGGAACTGGGCTGTTGCTCTGGGACATGGGAAGAGGCGAACGAGTACGCCAGGAAGAAGAACAAAGGAGATTACATCATATTAGAATGAGTCTTTGGCGAACAAGATTTATTACAGGGATAGGAATGCTTGTTGGACTCTTCTATGCTTCCGGAGCAGCAATTACATATTCCATATCAGTCAAAGTGCCAGGGTCAACGCTGGAGCGCGTCCTGATCGGACTGGCTGTATCAGCAAGCTTCTACGCGCTGAATTCGATTGCAAGGACGCTGGAAAAACAGATAAAAAAATAACACTTCCGGAGGTAACGGAAGTGTTGAATGCAAGACTTTTGTCTCGCAGATATTAAAGACATTATTATCTTAACATCTATGGGGCAGGAAGTCAAGAAAAACGGGGGTTCTGCCCCATTTTAATACTCGATTAAGATATTAAAGATAGAGGTACATGATGGCGACAAAGAGAGTAACACACACCTTCCGGAAGGGAGACATCCTGGAGGTGAAGGAATACCATGATGGCAGGTATGGAGCAAGAGGACTGCCAAGAGAAAAGAAGAGAAAGCCGACACCGGAGCAGATGGCAGTAGTGAACGCCATGAATAAGGCGGAGACAGCCAGACATAGATTGTTGGAGTACTTTGGAAAGGAGGACTACTTCCTGACGTTGACGTACAGAGTTGAGGCAAGACCTCCGGACATGGCGAAAGCAAAGAAGGATTTCACGAATCTGATAAGCAAGCTAAGGACAAGATACAAGAAAGAACAGATCGAATTGCGCTGGATCCGGAACATTGAGAAGGGAACCAAGGGAGCATGGCACGTTCACATGGTCATCACCGGATGCCGGGATACGATCCGCTGGGTAGAGGAATGTTGGCCACACGGTGGAATCTATGCAGAACAACTGGAGAAAAGCAAATACTACGAAGAGGATTTCTCACAGCTCGCATCCTACATCACCAAAAACGAGAAGGTGGGAGAAAAGAGGGAAGACGGAAAGAGGGACAAGCCAAGGCTCAGTGAATCCAGTTACAGCACTTCGAGGAACATGCCACTGAAACCACCAAAGAAGAAAAAACTGGCAAGATGGCACAAAGAGATCAAACAGAAGAACGGCTATTACATTGCCAAGAGCTATGAAGGAATCAATCCGGCCACTGGGTTCAAGTACCGGAGATACACATTGATCCGGTTGAACAGGAGGATTTAAAGACATGAAGACAGTGAAAGTCTACATAGAGACAACAATCACAGGTCCGTCAAAACCGAAGTATGGAAAATATGCGGCAGCTTTAGCGTTTACAAGGAAAAACGGGAAGACGGAAGACCGATTCCTGCAAGGAAGTGAACAGGAAACAACCTATAACCGTAGCGTACTATTAGCCATGGTTCGGGCAATGCAGAGATTCACAGAGTCATGCCATATCATATTCTACACAGGGAATACATTTATCCGCAATATGGTTCAGGCAGACAATCCGGAAAAGTGGAGACGGGCAGAGTGGAGAAAGTCGGATGGAAAAGACATACAGAACAAGGAACTGTGGCAGTTGTTCCTGGAAGAGAGCAAAGAACACGAGATAGAGATCGTATACGAAAACAACAGTGAGTATAAAAGGACGCTTGAAGCGTACTTGCAAGGAGAAGAGGTATAAAGATGTTTGAGAAGTTTGGAGAATTTGATTCTTGCGAAGAAATCAACCGTGCTGCAAAAGCACAGTTGGAAGAAGGAGACCTGGAAGCAATCAGGACAATTACAGAAGAGAACGGACTGGATCCGGAAGACGCTGAGGACTTTTGCACCGGTGCAATAGAAGAGCTGACGACACCAATTCTTGCAGCTATTGGAAAACTGGAACTGGAAGCGAAGGACCTGAAACTGGAAGGAGCACTGAAAGACTGGACGGATTCCATCAAACAATCATGCATGGAAAATGAAGAGATGGCTCTTGCAGTCAGAAGAAAAGGAAAGTCATTGAAAGACTGCATGGCTTTGGTTTTGAAGACGGCATTTAATGCCAAAACACAGTTAGATGACAGAATCACCAAGGCAGCAGGCTTGAGACCACCACTGTATATCAGCATTCCAGGAAAGGCACAGATCAAAGAGATCGTGAGAGAGTACTATCTGGGTGAGAAAAAATGAGAGTATACAAAGGGTTCAATAAAAAAATTCAGGCAAAACACGGAAAAGGGACATTTCAGTACGAGAAAGGGAAGACCTACAAAGAAGAGAAAAGCAAAACAAGATCAACTGGATTCCATGCGGCGGAGTATATCCTGGATTGCCTGCAGTGGTATCCGATCGATGGAAAGAACAAATTCTTCCTGTGCGAAGCTGGCGGAAGTATAGACGAAGAGGATGGATGCTCGATGGTCGTATCTACAGAGCTGACATTATTAAGAGAACTGACACTTATGGAGATTGCAATGGCGGCAATGGAATATATGATCATCCATCCGAAGAGAACGTGGGAGAAAAGAGAAAGAGGTGCATACGCAGAAAAAGAGCGGTCAAAAGCGATCGGAGAGACAAAGATAGCGATCGCAAGGGGAAAACATCCGGAAGTGAAAGGAGAATACGGAACCGTGATCGGACTGATCGTAGAGGACGAGAAAGGCAAGCCAGTGGCAGCAGGCGTGAGAAATGTTGACGGAATACAAGCGAAAGCGCATCAGATCTATTCCATGACAGAAGAAAGAGAATGGGTGGAGGTGCAGAAATGAAACGAAAAGCGATTGAGTGCGTTGCACCGAAGAAACCGGCAGGAAAAGGACTCACAGCCACGCTACAGGAGTTGGAGAAAATCCTGATTCTAAATATCTATCAGGCGAAGGAACTGCTGGTGCGGTACTGTATCAACTATGAGACAGGGGAACATGAGTACTGGAAAGAGCAGCATGGTTGGAGAAAAGGTGGTATCCTGAATGCACTGAACGAGGACTGGCGAGATTGGGAATGGAGAACATATGACGATTATCCGAAATTGCAGGAGAAAGACGCAAACAGGATCAAAGAATTGATTAAACACAGAGCGTGGAACAACAGCCCATGGGAGAGAATCAACGGATTGGAACATAGCTATAACAGAGAGATCAGGGAAAGATGTGAAACAAACCGGAAAATAAAACTCATGAACCTAATGAGAAAAGTTCCAGGTCGTCCGAAGAATCTAAGAGAATGGTTCTTTAAACAGGCAGCAGGAGAGGATTACATGTTCCGGAACAGGGAAACGAAAGAATTTGTGTGTACGAACTGCGGAGAATCCAGCTGGCCGGAAGAAATCAAACGACAAGATGGAGAAAAGAAGATCCGGCACAATGACATGGTATTCTGTCCTTCCTGTGGAAAACTAGTGCAGGCAAAGACAAGAACAGACCATATCGAACAGAAATGGAAGAGCTGCTATCTCATCCAGCCGGTAGATGAAGATACGAGCGTACTCCGGATCATAGAAGCAAAGGTCGGATGGGACAATGGAAGACATTATGTAGAGCTTGGAGATGAAATCAGAATCTTATTGTACAAGGTCTACTCCAACAGAAAATTGAAGAAGACATACATGATCTATTACGAGGACTCCTGGGATGGATGGACAAAAGGAAACCGGAAAAATCTAAGAGCAAGAGGAGGTTACTTGTATCCGGGAGAATTCGGCCAGATATTAGACGGAACCACTTACAGCGAAGCAACAAGAGTTCTGGAGCATTTATCGAAGACGGGAATGGAACTGAACTACAACAGACTTGTGGCAGGGACAGGACAGATGAAAGGATATGCACAGAAGATCGAGTGCCTGGCAAAAGGACGCTTTTGGAATCTGCTGAGAGATACGATCGGTTGTACAGACTATCCGGGATATCCGACACAATACTATGGACCACTGGACATGAGAGAGGAAAGCATTGAGGGAATGTTCAGAATCCAAGACCGTCAGAAGATCAACCGGATCCGTGACGAACATGGCGGGAACAGAATGGTACGCTGGATGCAGTATTCGGACGAGACAGGGCAGAAGATCTCGAAAGAGACGGTGCAGTGGATGATAAAAAATGAGATAGAACCAAGCGGCATCCGGGGACTGGAAAAATATATGAGTCCACAGAAGATTATGAACTACATCGAAAGGCAGAAAAAAGAACAATATGCAGGAATGACGGCAAAAGCTGTGCTTGAAGAATATAAAGACTATCTCAGTATGTGTGAAGCGTGTTGCAAAAATATGGCTGACGAGATGGTCTATCGTCCAAGAGAACTAAAACGCAGGCATGATGAAGTCGTTGTAGACCGGCAGCAGATACAGATCTTGAAAGAACTGGAAAACAATGCAGAGGGAAAAGAAGCCTACGCACAGGAAATGCGGCAGAAGTTTCCGGAAGCAGAAGAGATCCTGAAAGAGATCAAGAGCCGATATGAGTACGAAGACGAAGAGTATAAGATCATTGTACCGAACACGTTAGTGGATATCGTGAAAGAAGGACGTGCACTGCATCATTGCGCCGGCAGCAGTGAACGATATTTTGACAGGATCGAGAGCAGAGAGACATATATCTGTTTCCTGCGAAGACAGGAAACACCGGGAATCCCATTCTACACGATTGAAGTAGAGCCGGGAGGCACAATCAGACAGCACAGAAGCTATTATGACGAAGAGCCGGGGATCGAGGAAATCCGGGTATTCCTGAAAAGCTGGCAGAAGGCAATCAGAAAACGTCTGACAGAGGAAGATAAGAAGTTGGCCAAGATCAGCAGGATCAAGAGAGAAGCCAATATTGCAGAGCTGGAAGAGAAAAAGAATATAAGAGTCCTTCAGGGATTGGCGGAAGACTTCCTTGAAGCAGAAGAGATAGAAAAAGAACTGGAGGCGGTTTGATGGAATTAGCACAGTATCAGGATTATGAAGAGTATAAAAAAGCAATGAACACCGTCCTGAACAGAACAGTGGAAGATTTTGTTATGACGGGATATTTGCTGAAGCAGGGAAGAGATACCGATATCTTAAAGGATTCAGGATATAGCAATGTCAATGAATTTGCGTGGGCGGAATACAAGCTTGAAGCTACACAGGTATCAAGATACATCAGAATCAATGACAGATTCTCGGAGGGTGGTTACTCTCCGAGACTGCAGGAGCATTACAAAGGATTTGGCTATGCGAAGCTGGCACTGATGCTGACGCTTCCGGAAAGCGTAGCAGAAGAGCTGACACCGGCATACAGCAAGTCAGAGATCCAGGCGGTCAAAGAAGAGATAGAAAGCGAAGAGAAGATCACAGATATCGAAGTCATTTTGGAAGGCGAGAAAGAAGAACAGAAAGAACTCGACAATTTGGAAAAAGCAATCCATCAGATCTGCATGGATGAACCGGAACTGTATCTAAAACTGCATGAGGCAGTTAGAACAAGCGTAGGAACAGGACGGGTCAAAGAGGTATTAGCACCGGACGGGGACAAACTTTACAGCGTAAGACCACAAGGCTGCGGAAGGATTATGCTCTATCTAAACGATGAGAAAGACGAGGTCATACTGCAGGTAGTAAGACAAGGACTGAAAGAAAAGTTTGCTTGGGAGAATATTTTAAGCTATCTTGTCCTGATCACAGAACAGGAGGACGCAAAACAGAACTGGGAGGAGCTCTACGGACAGAAGTATCCAGAAAAAGAACGGATTGCACCAGTGCAACCGAAGAAAGAGAAGAGAAAAGAGTCAAAGGTAGTAAAGGCGAAGCTGCCAAAACCAAAAAAACCGGAGAAACAGGAGACGGAGAAACCGGTAGAGCTTCCAAACGACATTCCAGGACAGACAGAGATTGAGAAAGATTTTCCGGAAATGCTTCCGGAAGCAGGGGGGACACCGGAAATACGGAGCGATTTTATCAGAGCGGGACAGCACGAAGAGGAAAATTGCACCAGTGCAATGCCGGAATCTGTGGAGATTGTGGAAAAACCTGTGGATAATTCAGAGCAGATGGAAGAAAATGCGAGAAACACAGAAGTGGGAGCCAATTCAGAACCGGTGGATAAGTCCGAAGAAGAACAGAATCCGGCTGGCAGCAGATGGGAATACATGAAGACAATGGAATCATACAAGATGGCACTGTACATGGCAGCATCCGTGAAAGAGATGCCTCACATGATGCTGAACTCAGCAGAGTATTGGAAGAAATGGTTAGAAGCAGAGGTGGATGAAAATGGAGAGGAACTCAGCAAGAAATAAGGTGATTATATTATGAGCATCGATTATTCAGACATGGCATTTCCGAAATTAGCCTGCAAGAAAAAAAGGAAATCACATAGAAAGAGCATCCTCAAGAGTAGAAAGGGAGTCTGCTATCTCTGTTTGATACTCTATGACGATTCTTCCAAGAAGTACACAGAGGAACATCATATCATGTTCGGATCCGGACAGCGTGAACTATCTGAGGCAGATGGACTAAAGGCAGATCTGTGTCGGAATCATCACAAAGAAGGACCGGAAGCTGTCCACAACAACAAAGAGATGCGAGAGCTGCTCTGCAGAATAGCACAGACAGAATATGAGCAGACACATACGAGAGAAGAGTGGATGGCGAGATATAAGAAAAATTATCTATAGTTACCTCCGCTGAATGGCGTGGAGATAAAAGTATGTCACAATACTGCAACATGATAACAAGAGCTTCCTCCCTGGATGCGGCAGGGAGGAGAAAGGAGCAGACAAGTGCAAAAAAGACAGGGATCAACAGCTTGGAAAAGTGAGTTGGCTGAGATAAATGCAAAAGCAAGACAAGAAGGAATGAGTTATGGACAGTACGTGGGATTAATGTACTGCGAAGAAAGAGACGAGATGGAAAGAAGGAGAAGATATGACAGAAAAAGACGCGAAAGATTTGGTTGATTGGTTGGATCAGGCAGAAGCAGAAACAAAAGCAACAATTGCAGAGCATGAAAGAATCGATCCTTTTTATGACGGAGTGCTTTCAACAGTCCAGACGGTTCGAGAATATATCAAGAAAATGCGTAAGGTGGACGAAGTGGAAGGAGAGAAGCAGATGAAAGAGATTATAACAGATAGCAAGTTTGAGTATATCGAAGAAATCAAGCCATTTTTCTGGTGGACAGGAAGCTTGAACATAGAGCAGGCAATCACACACTTAACAAAGCGGTACGATGAAGAGGAAGCACACAAACTGTTGGATGAAAAGTTAGAATTTGTGTCTGACTACATGAGGAACAATCACGGAGCTGTCAAGCAGTACGGAATCTACCTCATTCCGGAATTTATGCTTGGATATGATGACATAGAGATTGTGGTTGTAGCGGCATCCGAAAACGAGAGGGCTACGGTGGTATTCTCGGATATTCCGGTAGTTAAGTGAGGTGGGAAATGACAAGACAAGAGCAAGAGGATCAAGCGCAGCTTGAGTGGCTGCAAAAATGGAAAGAACGACGGAAGGAAAAAAGAGACGTGAGAAAAAAGTCACTGTTTTATAAGATCCTAAGGAAACTTGGAATTATAAAGGACTACGAGGAAGACATAAGAACAAGAATGGAGATGTGCAAAAGAGCAATAAAGGCAAATGTATGTCCTGAAGATTGTGGCATTTGCGCATGGGATGTGAAAGGAGGGATTGATTACAATGGTTATATTACGACCAGTAGGAACAATAGGAAACCGTCTGAAGTATCTAAGAAAAATCAGAGGACTGACAAGAGAAGAGGCAGCAGCCAAGCTAGACATGAAGGAGGGAAGACTACAAGATCTTGAAACAGGAAGGAAAGGGATGACGCTAGGAGAAGCAATCAAATATGCAGATACATATAATGTGTCTTTGGATTATATAGCAGGGAGAAAGAAAGTTGAATATTAAAGATGCAATTAGAATCATTAAGGGGTTGGACACATCCAACAGCGAAGAAAACATCGAAGCAAAGAAAATGGCAGTTAAAGCATTAGAGAAGCAGAGACAAAAGAAGATTGAAATATGGAACGGACAAGCATCGTGCCCATGCTGCAAGAAACTATTCGGAGAAATGAAGACAATCAGAAATCTTACTACGTGGGAAATGCCATACTGCAAATTTTGCGGACAGGCTCTTGATTGGAGTGATGAACAGTGAAACAAAGTACAGACACACGCTGGAGTCCTGCAGAGATCCAGCAGAACCAAAAAGAACATTATGCTGCTATGGCAGAACATCCACCTGATCGGAAGGCGAGCGAGAAGTTTCATCGACCAGCATACCAGGCAGGAAAGCTGATCGAAGCACAGGGGCAGCAGTTGTGGCATGGAGATGTAGCAGAATACTTGGCGAGAAAGTACAAGATAGGAGATGATGCCAATGGAGAAGAGACTGGAAGAGAACAATGTGAAGAACGAGAATGACCGGAAGAAGACATATCTCAGAGCGTACCGAAAACACGGAAAGAGAATCAAACGGATTGAATCAGAGATTGAAGAAATCAGAAACATGAAGATGCATCCTTCTTCAATCAATAACGGGATGCCACATGGATCCAATCAAAGTGATTTAAGTTCTTATGTGGCGGCTCTTCAGGAAAGAGAGGACGAGCTGTATCAAGAGGGAGTAAAGCAGGTACAGACATACAAAGATATAGAATACAGAATCAATAAGCTGGAGAATCAAGACGAAAGAGATGTTATGTTCTACAGGTATATCAAAGGATTTACATGGTGGCAGATAGCACAGCTTATGGAGTACAGTGAGAGCTGGATCTACGAATTACACGGAAGAGCACTGAAAAATATTCAAATCAATTAAAGAGTGGAGTCCACTGGAGTTCTAACTGTGCTAATCTGATATTGTCGAAAGACAGACATGTACATACAAATCTCTTGAAAGAGACACTTGCAATCCTCTCGGCAGGTGTCTTTTTTGTATGAAGGGATGTAACTATGACGGACAAGGAAGCAAAGAAATTTTACAATTCGACAATGTGGAAACATAAGCGGATGCAGATCCTAGAGAGAGACCACTATGAGTGCCAGGACTGTCGCAAACGATTGAGAGATGCAGTGGCAGCAGGCGACATCCTGCGAGGAGAAGAGAAAAAGATAAGGAGAGCCGAAGAAGTACATCACATTGTTGAGCTGAAGGAACATCCGGAACTCGGACTGGAAGAGGATAACCTAATCAGTCTTTGTGTGCCGTGTCATAACCTTAGACACGGCAGAGCACCAAGAAGATTCAAAAGAAAGAAGAAGCTTGTGAGCAAGGAGCTGTGGTAGCCCCCCGGTCAATTCTCAGCGATTTTTCCAGAGTGAAGAACGGGGATGTAGCCAAGACTCTGGAAAAATTTTGAAATCTCGCGTGAAAAGGGTAAGGGGGTAAATTTTCAGAACTCACTATAAGAAGAGAAAATTTTCAGACAACTTCAAAAATGCGTTAAAAAGCATGAAAAAGACGTAAAAAATTGATGAAAACAGCATGATTTAAGCGAAAAAGGGGGTGAAAAGATTGACACAGAGGAAGAAAGAACTGACAGAAAAGAAGATGAGAGAATCTCTGACAAAGCAGTTAGAACTGCGTGGAATGAAAGCGGAATTTTACGAAGATCTGATTAATGATTATGTGCATTACTGGAAACTGAAGAAGGATTTACTTGCTGATATTAAGAACAAAGGAATCAGGTATGAGACTATTAATGGAAACGGCGTCAGAGTGGAAAAGGCAAATGAATCTGTAGTCAATCTGCAAAAGACCACATCCATCATGCTAAAGATCCTGGCTGATCTGAAGCTGAAAGAGCCGATACCAGAACCGGAGAATCCGACAGATGGTTATCTGTAAAGAGATTGATGATTATCTTAAATATGCCAAAGAGCATCCGAAGTGGATAAATAAGAAAAGAAAATTGCTCATAGAAAACATCGTTAAACCGACATTGAAGCGGGACGATGTTTTTTTTGACGAGAAAACGTACAGAAATTGCTTACAGTATTGTAAATCCAATTACTATGAGCTGTTTCCATTCCAGAAGTTCATCTATGCATTCGCATTCATGTACAAGGATGATATCCCGGTATTTTCCAAGTTCTTCATCAAGGAAGGACGTGGAAATGGTAAAGATGGATTTATCGTTCCACTTGTTAATTTCTTTCAGACTCCCCTGTATGGGGTGAAGAATTATCATGTGGAGATTGTTGCCAATTCGGAAGGCCAGGTGAAAGATACCTTCAAGGTCGCTTATGACATGCTGCATGATAATCCGAAGTTTAAGGGGAAATTCTCTGTAACCAAGGAGCTGATCACAAACATTGTGACCGGATCGGAAATGAAATACAACACTTCCAATGCAAAGACAAAGGATGGTAAAAGAACTGGTTGCCTGGTACTCAATGAAATTCATGCTTATGAGAATTATGACCAGATCAACGTATTTGAATCCTCTTTTGGTAAGGTCAAGCACTCCAGGGAATTCATAATCACGACAGATGGCTATGTCAGAGATGGTCCGCTTGATGAAATATCAGCGATGTGCGCTGAGATTCTGGAAACAGGGGAGAATCTGTTAGGATACTTTCCGTATATCTGTGAGATTGATGACATGAAAGAGGTGGATGATCCAGAAGCATGGCACAAGGCGAATCCATCGATGGAGTACATGCCAATTCTTGCGAATCAGATCATGCATGATTATCTAGAAATGAAGAAGATCCCTTCCAAACGTGCGGAGTTCATTACAAAGCGAATGGACAGATCAGCGCGTAAGGAAGAGGAGACAGTTACAACCTGGCAGAATGTCCTGCGAGCCTGTTATGAGGGTGAAACGATGGAAGAACTGGAACGAAAGATTCCACGGATAACATTGGATACGCGAGGACGGGCGGCAGTTATTGGAATTGATTATGCGGATGTCCGGGACTTCGCATCAGCCGGAATACTGACCAAGACGGATGAGGGAGAGTATATCTGGCGGCAGCATACGTGGATCTGTGCGGATTCTCCATTTATTGATTCCATCAAGTTCCCACTGAGAAATGCAGGACAGAAAGAGTTTGAAGACTTTGAGATTGTTCCGGGCCCAGTTATTGACGTAAATCTGATCGCAGACTGGTGTATGGAACAAATGAAATACTACGAGGTCAAGAAGATCGCAATGGATACTTACCGGTATACATTGTTCAAACAGGCGTTTGAAGAGCGTGGACTGACGATAGAAGATAAGAAGAATCCACATGGAATTGTGCGTTTGATCCGAAAGATAACATCAGCGACCGGGATTATCGCTCCATTTATTCAATCTATGTTCAGTCAGGGAATGATCAATTATGGATTATCAGCCATCATGCGCTGGTATACCAATAATACAAGCGTGAGCGAGGATAAATACGGGAACAAGATGTTTGGGAAGATTGAACCGAAATTAAGGAAAAACGATGGATTTATGGCTTTTGACGTTGCAATGTTCTGCAAGGATGAGCTGGAAGTTCAAATTGTGTATATATAACAGGAGAAAAATATGTTTGATTTCTTATTTTGGAATCGGGACAAAGAAGTACAGTCGCTTGCGGAGGTCATTGCCGTGGATCTCACAAAACTGAACTTATCAAGGCTTGAAATTGAAAAAGCAGTATTGATGATCGCAAAAGCAATTGCAAAATCCGATATCCTGATTCAGACAGAGAGTAAAGAAAAGAGTAAACAAGAGTACCGGCTGAATATACAGCCAAACGATCACGAATGTGGAACAGTGTTCTGGACAGCAGTTGTGAAGGAACTGCTCACTACGACAGAAGCCGTAATTATCCCATTAGCTGGGAAATATTACAGGGCGTCATCGTGGCAGACAACAGATAATGTATTGACAGAGCGCACATATAGCAAGGTAACACTTACGTGTGCGGGGTATGACTATGCAATATACAGAAGTTTCAGGTCTTCTGAGGTGATTCACTTAAGATATGATAATGCCAGGATTAGGATGTACCTGCGGAGTGTAGTGGAACAGTATGATAATACACTAGATGCAATTAATACAATGATGAGAATGTCAAGTATGCCAAGATTCAAGTTGAAGCTTGGAACGAATGCATTATCATTCCGGGAAAAACAGGACGATGGAACAGAAAAAACGCTGACAAGAAATCAATATGTTCAGAAGATTAAGACGTTATTAGAGTCAGATAAGCTGGCAATCTTAACGGAAACAGATAACGTATCAGTGGAACAGCTTCAGGTAAATACGGCAGTTAAGGCAGAGGAGCTTGCCAAGCTATCACTTCAAATCAAAAATGAGGTAGCGAATGCTTTTGACATTCCGGAAGCGGTATTTAATGGCAATATCACTGAGAAGTCAGATGCCACCAATGAGTTTATTACTTATGCTGTGAGTCCGGTAGCAGAAGCAATCAATGATACGTTGACAGCGTATATAGTCGGTGAAGCTGACTATTGTGCAAAAGCTGAAAAAGTCATGGTATGGCTGGCACGCTTCAAGCATGTGGATGTGGTTGACAGTGCTGTAAATCTGGATAAGCTCCGTGGAATCGGATTTAATTACGATGAAATCCGGGAAATGGTAGGTTATCCGTTACTTAATACAGAATTCAGTCAGGCAAGAGCATTGACGAAAAACTATGGAGAGGAGGACAACAGTAATGCGGCACAGGAAACCTGATTAGACGGAGGTGATCCAAGTATCTCGGAGCTGTCCGTTAAACAGTAATAACAGGGAAAGGAAGAGAACATGGAACAGAAAAAAGTTGTGTATAGATTTCAACAGACGGATAACGTGCATGAGATTTTTATTTTCGATGAGATTAGAAAAATCGGTCCGTTCAACTGGGATACATGGCAGTATGATGACTCTGAGACATCAGCTAAGCACTTCAAGGAACTTCTGGATGCAATTCCGGAAACAGACGAGATCAAGATCTATTTCAACAGCAATGGTGGAAGCGTAGACCAGGGAACAGCTATCTACAACATGCTTCAGCAGCATGGATCCTATAAGACGGGAATTGTAATGGGCGGATGTCATTCGATTGCCTTTACGATTCTGCAGGCGTGTGATAAGCGTATCATGGGACAGGGAACAACGGCCATTATCCATGATATGTGGGAGACAGTCACAGGAAATGCGGCGGATCTGAGAGCAGAAGCAGACAATCTGGATGTAGCAATGGACAGTTGTGTAGCTCTGTTCATGCAGAGAGCTACAGTTTCAGAAGAGGAGCTCCGGGAGATGATGCATAAGACTACAACCTTATCTCCACAGAAAGCTCTGGAGTATGGTCTGATTGATGAGATTGGCGTTGCACAGAAAGAAGATGATCCGGATGTGAAACTGCAGGAGGTGCTCAAAGAAAACAAGGCGCTTCAGATGGAATTGAGGAGCAGAAATGAGCATCAGAAGCAGTTAGCTGAATTCTATCAGCTGACTCATAAGAAAAAAGAGAAGACGGAAGAAAAGGATAGCACCGGTTGGGGTGCATTTTTTGGTTAGGAGGAAATAACAGAATGAAGATTGAAGGATTAAGCCAGGAAGTAAAAGACAAAGTAAAACAGTTGCTGGATAATGCTCCGGCAGATCAGAAAGCAGATGCTATCATGCAGTCAATCGAGATGATCGAAGAAGCAGCACACGCAGATCTGATCAATCAGGTTGTAGCAGAAGCAGAAAGAGCAGGTCATGATGCAGATTACAAGAAACAGCTCGGACTCCGCAACCTGTCCCAGGAAGAGAAGAAATTCTATGAGGGATTCAAGGACGTTAAGCAGTCAATTACTGCAAATCAGATTGATATCATCCCAACGGAGATTATTGACCGCACACTGGATGATGTGAAGAAAGCATCCAATATCCTGAAGCTGGTGAACATGGCTCCTGCAAATGTGAAAAAGTGGATCGTAGCATCTCATTCAGGAACAGCAGAGTGGGGAGAACTCACAGCAGCAATTGCAGGAGAGTTATCAATGGAGTTTTCTGCATTGAACATTGAACTGTGCAAACTCACTGCATATCTTGTGATTCCAAAAGCAATCCGCGAGCTGTCAATGGAGTTTGTTGATCGCTACTTTAGAGCGATTCTTGCAGAAGCAATGCAGGATGGTCTCGTTAAGGGATATATTGATGGAGATGGGAAAAACGCTCCGATTGGCATTTTCCGTAAACTTGAAGAATCCGAAGTTGATGGAACAAAGAAAGCAAAGGAAGTAAAGAAAAATATTACAAAGTTCAGCCCGAAGGGTCTTGCAGAAGTAAGAAAGATTCTTACCAATGATGGAAAACGTGTGGTAGATAAGCTGTATCTGGTGTGCAATCCATCCGATGAAGCAGAGTACGTTGATCCTTGCATGTTCGGAGAGGCTCTGACAGGTGGATATATCAACAAATCCTTTATTGATATTGAGAAGATTGTAGATGCTAATGTACCGAAAGGAAAGGCAGCATTTACCATTGCTGGATATTACACAATGGGAACAACCGGCGTTCGCGTCAAAGAGTATGATCAGACAAAGGCCATGGATGATGCAGATCTGATTATTGCAGTATGCAACGCCAACGGTCGTGCGGTAGATGATAACGTGGCAGTTGTCTTCGATGTGACAAAACTGGAAGAGTATGTGCTTCCTGTAACACAGGTAACAGTTCCGCAGACGAAGGAGTAAGCTATGAAGACCGGGAAGATGACAGGGGAAGAATTGGAAAAGCTCGTAAATGAGATGCGGGAAGAATTTCAGATCCCGCCATATTACCGGGACAGTCAGTTGAAGAATCTTGCAAAAGAAGGTGAGCAGACAGTCGGGAGCCTGAATCCCGGCTGTAGCGTCACGGAGGATTTAACTTACAGGATGCTTTTGAAGAATTACATGTATTATGCTTTTCATCATCGTGTAAGTGAATTCATGGATAATTATGCAAGCGTTATTTTGACCTGGCAGATGGAAACGGAGGTTGAAGACAATGACATTACCTGAGTATACAGACGGTGTATTGGAGTTGTATCGGATTGAAGAAAATACTTCAAAGGACTATCCAGAAGAAAGGCTCCGCGCAACTAACGAGAGAATATGGTACAGGGAACTTTCCGTATACGATACAACAAGGGCAAAACTGGCAGCAGCCAGCGTTGAGGTGACGATGAAACTTGCGATTCCGCAGTACAAGAAGATCAACAGTAAGTGCGTGTGCATGATAGACGGTAAACAGCACGAGATTTACAACGTTGCACACGTAACCACGAAAGATGGATTCAAAGAATCTGAGCTGACATTGAAGACACCGGCATATGAAAGAGAGGTAATCGATGACACAGAAAGAACTGAGTGAGATCTTGCACGATATTGGCTGCCCTGTGAATGAGGGAGTCAGTAGTCTCAAAAATGAAAAGGTATTCCCAAGAATTGATTATTGGGAAATTCTGTGGGAAGACACAATGGCATCCGGTGACGATTATGAGAATGAGATTACATGGCAGATTAGTTTTTACGCTAGAAAGCCACGAGATCCGAAACTGATCGCATTGAAAAACCGTCTGAATGAGCTTGGCTACCATCCGACCATTGCTCACGAATACGTGACAGAAGACCGTGTATGGCATTCTTACTTCTCAATTACAACTGACGGAGTGATTGGATGAACAGCGAGATTACATTTTACGATGGAGGGCTTGAAGACTTCGAGGAGCTGTTGAAACAGTATTCCGAGAACGTAAGCCCGGACAAAGCACTTGACGCAGTGGAAGAGGGAGCAAAGGAGTTCGTCAATGACCTTCTTAGACTCCCAAAACCACGAAGTCAGATTACCAAAGCAGGGTACACGCATATCGTGAGTACATTCGCACTGGAAAGAACTGACAGCGGAATTAAGGTTGGATGGGGCAAGTATTACGGTCCAATGCTTGAGCATGGAACCAGGAAGATGGCAGCAAGGGCACACTTGAAGCCACTCTTTGAGAGAAACAAGGAAAAATACTACAAGAAGATGACAGAGAGCATCTTCGGTTAGGAGGTTGGCTAATGCCTATTAATACAAAAAAACCGGCCATGAAACAGACAGTCGGAGCACAGTACATGTGTTTTGCTGATGCAACAGAGGGCAAAGAGTATGATGGCACTTACGAGGCTGATGTTGAGAAGACAGAAGTTGTTAAGAGTGTAAAGGTAACTGAGAACTCTGAGACAAGTGATGTGTATGCATCCGGAAAAATCTATGATTCAGATTCACCGATGTCCAGCATCGACATTGAGGTATCTGTGATCGCATTCCCGGACGATACAATATCCAAAATGCGCGGAGAGACAAAAGGAACGGGAGGACTTATCCTTGCCGGCGGAAAGAGCGAAAGACCATTCTTCGCTTATGGCAAGGTTGTAAAACTGAAAAACGGAAAATCTCGTTATGAGTGGTTTCCAAAATGCAAGCTTGTTGAGAACTCTGATGATATTGCAACATCTGAAGAGAAAGCAAGTGAGCAGACAGACACGATCAAGATTAGAGCATATCCGTTTGATGCAGCAGGAAACATCGTGAGCAAGGTCACAGAGTCCACGGCACCGGCAGGTCTGACAGAAGAGAAGTTCTTCGCAAAACCGATTCTGACGGATGCAGATCTTACAACAGCGGTAGGAGCGTGAAAGGAACAGGTGGCACATGAATGCAGGTAAAATCATAAAGCTTACAGATGGGACAACCATTGAAGCAAAAATGAATTTTGGAACAATCTTTTATCTTGATCAGATAGGTGGCTCAAAGCTCGGACGGAGAATTGACAAACTTGAAAAGATTGGAAAAGCAACTGACAGCGATAAAATGAATTTTGCAGCAAAGCTTATCTATGCAATGGTAAGAAGTAATGGGAGAAAAGTGACATTTGATGAAGCACTTCAGCTTATGCCACCGGATCCATCAGAACTTCTTGAAGTTGTAGAGGCTTATCAGAAAGAAGTTGACAAAATTAAAAAAAAAGAGGAATCGAAAGCACAGATGAAAGCATTCAGCTCGAGATAAATTGGGCTGAATATATGGTTGATGCGAGAGAGATGGGAATGACAGAGGACGAGTTCTTCCATTCATGTCCCGTCTTTTTTTGCGAACAATATGAGATATTCTGTGAGAAGAAAGCGAGGGAGGTGAGGACGTTATATGGCGGATGAACTGAAGAGAGTTGGGTTAGTGTTTAAGGCAGATGGTGCAGCAGACTTTCAAAAGACGATGCAGCAGGTAAATACAGCCGTTCAGGAAAATAGTAATTCGTTTAAACTTGCAAAAGCGGCATGGGATGACAGCACTACTGCAGTTGAAAAGTTAAAAGACCGTCAGGAATATCTGGCAAAACAGACGGACGTTTATTCTGACAAAGTGGAAATTCTGAAGCGTGAGCTTGAAGAAATGGAATCTGCAGAAAACAGAAATGAGGATGCAATCCGAAAGAAGCAGAACCAGCTTACAAGCGCACAGATTAGTTTAACAAAATATCAGAAAGGCCTTGCTGAAGTAACAGAAGAACTTGAGAGCGGTGCAGCAGAAAGTAAGGAACAAATTAGGAAATTATCTGATGAAATTGCAGAGTCTACAGATAAAATTAAGGCAAATGAGATTGAAATCGAAGCTCTTAAAGCGAAATATGACGATCATACAAAGTCGATTGTAAAATATAAAGATGAACAGAAGTATCTTTCAAATCAAACAGAGAATTATGAAAGAATACTTGAATCATTAAAAAAACAATTGGATATTCTTGAATCTGCTGAAAATAAAGATGAAAAAGCAATTCAGGACAAAAAGAATGAGATAAATGAAACTACTACAAAACTCAATGGTTACAAAAGCAAACTGGAAGATGTTGAGAAAAAGCTGAAAACCGGAGCAGCCGCAACGGAAGGTTATGCTGAAAAAGTACAGGCTTTTGGAAATAAAGCAAAAGAGACAGGGGATAAGTTTAGTGGAATATCAACGGCGGCAGCAGGCATAGCAGCGGCAACAGCAGCTACAGTACCTGCAACAGCAGAATATCGTAAAATTATGGGATCGCTTGAGGTGTCGAGCCAAAATGCAGGGTACACAGCAGAACAAACAGCGGAAAGTTATAGAACCTTATATGGTGTGCTTGCAGATGATCAGACAGCTGCAACAACTACGGCCAATCTTCAGGCGTTGGGCTTATCACAAGAAGAATTAAGTACGATAATTGAGGGGACGATTGGTGCATGGGCAACTTACGGGGATAGTATTCCCATTGATGGACTTGCAGAATCAATCAATGAGACTGTGAAAACAAGTACTGTTACGGGGACTTTTGCGGATATGCTCAATTGGGCGGGAACTTCAGAGGATGCATTTAATGAAAAGCTTGCAGCTTGCGGAAGCGAAAGTGAGAGAGTAAACCTGGTCATGCAGGAAATGGCGAATCAAGGTCTCGTAGATGCAGGAAAAAAATGGCAGGAAAACAATAAGAATTTGGTAGACGGAAATAAGGCAACAGCAGATTTCCAACAGGCAACAGCTGAGCTTGCGGATACAGTTGCACCGCTGATTACCAAAATTACGGAATTGATTGCCGGATTGATTGGAGAGTTTAATCAGCTCTCCCCGGAAGGACAGAGATTGATTGCCGGATGTGTATTGGTAGTGGCAGCAATAGCTCCAATTCTTTCGGGAATCGGGAATATTGCGATGGGAATACAAACCTTGATTCCGTTGATTTCAAATCTATGGACCGTGCTTGGACCAATGGGAATTGTCGTGATAATTGGTTTGATTATCCTTTTATACAATAAATGTGAATGGTTTAGAAATGAAGTTAATGCAATATTTGGCGGCATTGCAGATTTTATTAAAGGTGTAATTAATAAAATCAAGGGATTTTTCAACTTTGAGTGGAAACTTCCAAAGATTAAACTTCCACACTTCAAGGCAAGTGGAGAATGGTCGCTTGTTCCACCAAAAGTTCCGAAGTTCTCGGTAGACTGGTACGCAAACGGAGGTATCCTGAACAGTCCGACGATTTTCGGAATGAATGGCAATACAGCCCTGGGAGGCGGTGAAGCAGGGAAAGAGGCGGTACTTCCAATCGATCTGCTGAAGACTTATATCCGGGACGAAATGCAGGCGAACAACTATGCACTGGCACAGCTGATTGCAGAAGCACTATCAGAGATGTCCCTGGTAATTGAAAATCAGATTCAGCTGGGAGACAAGAAACTGGCAGATGTTCTGGTTGATGCAATCATTAAGAAAATGTCACAGAATATTAAGTGGAAGAAAGGAGCTGCCGGCGTATGATGATGGAGGTTGAGTATAATGGAATCCCAGGATCAAACTTTGGGGTCTATGCCAAGAATCTGCCAACCATTCCACCGGCAGTGAAAAAAGCTTCTTCTGTGGAGATTGCCGGGAGGGATGGAACTTTATATCTGTTGGATGGAGGATATGAATCTACTGAGATCAAGGTGGATTTCAACTGGATCGGAAAGGAAGAACAGTGGATTGACCGGTGGGGACAGATACAGAAGTGGCTATCTGAAAGGAACAGCCACCTGAGTTTCGGGTCTGATCCATCCTGCTTCTATAAGATTATGAAAGTAGAGCTGGATCAAGCAGAACATACCACTGCAAGAATTGGAAATTTCAGTGCAAGTTTCCTTACAGAGAATGGTCTGCGTTATCTGGTGGAAGGTCAGAATGAACACTCGATAGAGGATGTCGGGTGGAATCCTTATGAGATTTCCTGTCCGGTCTATAAGATATATGGAGAAGGAAAGTGTGATCTTGTAGTCAATGGAAATCACATGACTGCAAACGTAGGACAGAATCTTGTGATCGATACAGAGCGGGAACTTGCCTACAGAGAAGATGGAACATTAAGCAATACGGCTATATCTGGCGATTATGAAGAACTCTTCTTACAGGAAGGGGAAAACAGCGTGACAATTACAGAGGGATTTGAATTAAAGATTATCCCGAACTGGAGGCGCTTATGATTCAGATTTATAATCCGGAAAATACGGAATATGAACAGAACGGAAATATGACATTATTTCCGGAAGAAGCTACAATTCATGTGATCTTGAATGGAGAGTGGACGGCAACGATAGAGTATCCAATCGATCCGGAAGGACGTTGGAGGTATATCGTAGACAATGCGGTAATTAAGATGCCATCATTTAATGGGGAACAGCTTTTCCGTGTGATTAATAAAGAGAAAAAAGATTCAGGTGTAAGTGCAGATCTTATGCCTGTTTTTTTCGATGCAAAAGAGGATTGCTTCCTGTTGGACATCAGACCAACGGATAAGAATGGCCAGGATGCTCTGGATCTGATGACAGCACCAAACCACAAATATCAGGCAAAATCAGATATTAAAACGTTATCGACTGCCTATTATCAGATGAAGAATCTGATAGAAGCGATTAATGGAAGTGATGAGAATTCTTTTGTTAATCGCTGGGGTGGAGAGATTCTATATGATAATTACAATGTTACGATTGATGAGAGAGTCGGCGGTGATTATGGCGTAGAAGTGCTGTATGGAAAAAATATCGTGAAAGATGGATTTTCCGAAACGGTGGACATGAAGGATGTGGTCACGAGGATTGTTCCAAAATCGTACAATGGCTACATGATCGAAGGGGAGAACCCCTGGGTGGACTCTCCGTTGATCAGAAAATATCCGACAGTACGCTACGGCGTGATGACGTTTGAGGATGTTAAGATGCGTGTGGATGCAGGAGAAGATGACGAAGAAAATGGAACGATTATCTGTGATACACAGGAACAGCTGGAAGAAGCCCTGAAAAAGAAATGCAGGGAACAGTTTGAGTTAGATGTGGACAAGCCAAAGGTGACAATCGAGGCAGATATGGAGCTTTTACAGAATACGGAATTGTATGAAGATGTGAAAGAACTGGAAAAGGTTTCACTTGGAGATACAGTTCACTGTAAACATTCAAAATTAGGAATCTTGTCGGATGCAAGAGTGATTGAACTGGAGTGGGATGCTGTGAGAAACAAGCTGACCTCCGTGACGCTGGGAGAATTCCAGTATAATTTCCTCGATGATGTGTCTTCTGTTATGAGTCGTGTTGACCAGGCAATCCGTTCCGATGGAACGCTGATCGGGCAGCAGGTTCAGGGAATCATCAATGGGGTAAAAGCACAGCTGAAAGCGCAGTCTACGATTGCGAAGAAACAGCCAGTCCGGGCGATATTGTTTGAAGATCTGGATTCAGAATCTCCGACCTATGGAGCAATGTGCCTGGGAACGCTCGGATTCGAGATTGCATCAGAACGTACAGCAGATGGAAGGGACTGGAAGTGGACTACCTTCGGAACTGGTCAGGGCTTTTATGCAGATTTTATTGTAGCTGGAACGATGCTGGCAGACAGAATCAAGGGAGGAACGCTGATTCTTGGAGGAAAAGACAATGGAGATGGAACCGCAAAAGTACTCGATGCGAATGGCAATGTGGTTCTGGCTCTGACAAATCAGGGCATTGTTGTAGATCATGCATCTAACGGCGGTGTGTTGATTAGTAACGGATCTATTTTTATAAGGAACACCAAGGGCGAGATAGTAGGAATTATGCACTATCAGGATAATGGTATGAGTATACAGTCTTACGGTGGACAATATGCAAGTATCCTGATTACGAATGAAGGGAAGATCTCAATCAATGCAGTAGGAGAAGTATCACTTTCCTGCGGATCACTTAAGGTCGGCGGGAAGTCAACAAAGACAGGAAGAGCGGTATATTCAGACGGAACGTATCTGGATATCCAAAATGGACATGTTGTAGGTGGAAATACGAAAGAAGGTAGTTTCTGATGAGCTGGACAATAAGCAACAATTATCTTTCGGAATCTCAGATGCAGGGCAACGCCCTTGAAGTGTATAAGTATTTCGCTGGAAAAGGCTGGACACTGAATGCAATCGGGGGCATCCTTGGAAATATGGAAAAGGAGTCCAACATTAACCCCGGACTCTGGCAGAGTCTGAATGAAGGAAACTATAGCGGCGGCTTTGGACTGGTTCAATGGACACCGGCAACGAATTATACCGATTGGGCGAAATCCAATGGATATGCAATCACAGATCCGGTTGGACAGTTGCATTGGATTGATACTCTTTCAGCATCTTCCGGCCAATGGATAGCAACGAGTTCCTACAGTATGACATGGGCGCAGTTCAAGAGTAGCACAGAGACACCAGAATATCTGGCCAGCGCTTTCCTTAAGAACTTTGAACGCGCGGGCGTTGAGGTAGAATCTGCAAGACGCAGTGCAGCAAGAAAATGGTATGAATATCTGAAAAAATACGCTACAGGAAGTCGGATTATAGAAAAGGCTGTTGAGTGGGCGGTGGCAATCGCAAAGGATGACAGTCACGGATACGATCAGGCACACAGGGATGGACCGGATTATGATTGTTCGTCTCTTCTTTGCTGGGCGTATTACAATGCGGGACTTAACACAAGACCAGGATATACACCGGCTACAGGAACGATGTACAGTGTATTTCTTTCAGCAGGATTTGAAGATGTTACATCGCAGGTGAATCTGTCCACTGGATCTGGTCTGATAAGAGGAGATGTCCTGTTGAAACCAGGAAGCCATACAGAAATGTTCATAGGGAATGGACAGCTGGTAGGAGCTTCACAAAATGAATTAGGTGGAATCACAGGAGGACAGACCGGAGACCAGACGGGGGCTGAAATTCATGTACATGGTTACTATAACTTCCCGTGGCAGTATGTTCTCCGCTATCCGGGCGGGAACATTGCACCGGTGCAAGGCCTGTATATAGTCAAATGGATACCAGGATAGAACAGAGGTGAAAGAAAGAGAATGAATTATATTGAACGTAATGTATATGTGCTGGAAGACAGGATCAAGAGCCCAGTTCATTATGTAAGAGGTACGAATGCACTTCCCATCTATTTTCATTTCATGGATTATGAAATACCGGAAGATGCATCTGCAAAGGTTTTTATTCTGAAACCATCGAAGAAAGCAACATATAATGCGTGTCCGATCATTGAGAACACGGTACGTGTTATTGTAAAAGATCAGATGCTGGCAGAAACAGGAAGAAGTCTGCTTCAGTTAGAAATTACTAAAGGAGAGGACACTTTGGTAACTTTTGAGCAGCCGATAGAGGTCAAAAGAAATTTCGTGGAAGGTGATGTTCCGGAAAGCGAAAACGAGGCAGGATGGATTGATAAGTTTATCAAAGGAATGGAAGAAGCTACACAGCGGGCACAGGATGCAGCAAAGGGCGCAGAGCAGATAAAACAGACATTAGAGGAAAAGCTTCAGAATGGTGACTTCACAGGCCCAACGGGTGCGACAGGACCACAGGGAGAACAGGGGATTCCGGGCATACCAGGAAAAGACGGAGAGCAGGGGCCAAAAGGAGATACCGGTCCGGTTGGTCCAGTGGGACCACCAGGCAGAGATGCTAATGCTGCGATAACATCACTGGATCCGGGGATTTTTGCCATGTCGGTGGAAAGCGGTCACCTGTTACTTACCTATAATGGATCTGATCCAGCTCCGCCGTTGAAGATTGTAGAGGGCAGGTTGGTATATATACTGGATGAGGTGACAACATGATTAGAGCGATGTTTGAAGAAAATGTGCGTAAGACAGAAGCACGTGGACTGGTACAGTGGGATTATGGACAGATACTGCAGATAGAGGGATTGAAAGGAATCGATCATGCAGAGGTTCATTTTGCTGTAAAAGAATGCAGTGCAAAAGCAGAGATCTGTATTGCAACTATAGAAGAAAACAGGATCCTTGCAGATATCCCGGACAAACTGCTGGAAGTTGGAAAAGACTTGATTGCATATGTGTATATTGCAGATGCGATGAGCGGGAAAACTGTCAGAATTATTGAACTTCCAGTTAAAAAGAGAGAACAGCCAGGAGATTATAGCACACCATCAGACAAGAACCTTCTGCGTCAGGTACTGGAATCACTTGAAAAAAAGGCAGACAATATGACTGTCATCGACGGAGAATTACAGTTACTGTCAGGTGATACACCTGTCGGAAACAGAGTCCGGATGGAGACGGCAGCAGGAAAAGAAATTGAAATCAGGAATGATGGCACGTCGATCCAGTGGAGGTATACAGATCAGAATGAATGGAAAGAGCTGATTCCGCTGGCAGACCTGAAAGGGGAAGACGGGAAACCACCGGAATTTGAAATCAGGGAAGGTCATCTGATTGTAAAATATGAATAACTTACTGGATAGAGAGCACTTGTTACGACAGGTGCTTTTTATTATAAAAATTTTTCAACAAAGAAAGGAAGGAAAGAAACATGTCAAGAGAGGTAGATTTAGGATCAATTATCGGACCACAGGGACCAAAAGGAGAAACAGGAGCAACAGGCCAACAGGGACCAACCGGACCGCAGGGTGAAACAGGCCCAACAGGTAAATCAGCCTATCAGGTATGGCTTGCGCAGTCAGGAAACGCAGGAAAGACAGAAGCACAGTATATCCAGTCCATGAAAGGAGCTAAAGGAGACAAAGGAGATACAGGAGCGACAGGCCCACAGGGACCAACTGGAGCGACAGGAGCCACTGGAGCCACAGGTGCTACAGGTCCGCAGGGGGTGAAAGGCGATAAGGGAGACAAAGGAGATGCATTTGCGATTGCAAAGACATTCGCTTCCGTATCTGCAATGAATTCTGGCTTTTCAACGGACGGAGTGAAAGAAGGACAGTTCGTTATGATCGATACTGGAAATGTAAACGATGCAGATAACGCAAAGCTGTACGTGAAAGGAAAATCAGCCTATACATATATCACTGATTTGTCTGGTGCGACCGGTATGACAGGACCACAGGGACCGAAAGGCGATAAGGGAGCAACTGGAGATAAGGGAGCAACCGGAGCGATTGGAACAAGAGGAAGCCGCTGGAATGCAGGAACTGCAATCACCGGAACAAGTACAACGGCGACAATCTTTTCAGGAACAGGAATCACAGATGCACTGGTGAATGATATGTATCTGAATACATCCACAGGCAATACGTATCGTTGTACTGTTGCAGGAGCAGCGGCAGCAGCTAAGTGGGTATACGTAGGAAGTTTAAAAGGAACAACCGGTGCACAGGGGGCAAAAGGAGATACTGGAGCAACTGGTCCACAGGGCGCAACTGGAGCGACAGGAGCCACCGGAGCAGCAGGCAAAGATGGAGAAACCCCAACATTTAAAATCCAGAACGGTCATTTAATTGCAGTATATGCAAACTAGGAGGAGATACAATGGCAACAAGACAGATTGATTTAGGACAGGTCGTAGGACCTACAGGAGCCACAGGAACAAGAGGAAGCCGTTGGACACAGGGAACGGCAATCACCGGAACAAGTACAACGGCGACAATCTTTTCCGGATCAGGAATCACAGACGCCATTGTAAATGATAACTATCTGAACACATCAACAGGAAATACATACCGGTGTACAGTTGGCGGTGCTGCATCTGTAGCAAAATGGGTGTATACCGGAAACCTGAAAGGCCCACAGGGCGCAAAAGGCGCAACCGGACCGCAGGGACCAACCGGTGCGACTGGAGCGACCGGAGCAACCGGACCGAAAGGAGACACGGGACCAACTGGTCCCGCCGGTCCGCAAGGTCCGACAGGGACTGTAGATGCAAATGCTCAGGTAGCATTTACAACGGCAAGTACAAGAGAAAATATCATAAGCAATGAGAAATTCGGGACGATACTTGGAAAAATCGCAAAGTACTTTAAAGATCTCGGTACGTCTGCATTCCGATCAGTAGCCAATAACCTGACAACAGCATCAGCCGGAAGTACTGTTCTGGATGGATACCAGGGAAAGGTACTGGATGGAAAGAAACTGAATAATGCGAATGTGATCAATAATCTTCTTACAACAGAAGCAGGATATGCACTGGATGCAAGACAGGGAAAGGCACTTGAAGATGAGATTACTGAGTTAAATGGCAAATCATATGAGCTGATCAAAGTCAGCGATAACAGATATGTGAAGAAATACGCAGATGGACGCTTTGAAGCATATGGCCATGTAGCAATCAAGGATCTCGTATTTGCAAATCAGATTGGAACAAGCGGTGTCTATTACGCTCAATATCAGAATCTGACTATTGGGATTACTGCTAAAACCATTTCATCCGTACAACACACAGCGAATAACTCTGGTGTTGTATGGACTGGCAATGCATCTGTGTCGGGGATCGCCATGAAAGGGACTATCTTGCAATATGGTTCGGCCTCCAGATCAACAGATCTTAATTATGATGTGAAGGGTACTTGGAAATAATTACTTCTTGGTATACCTCAGAGTAATACTTCCGGAATATGTGGACCAGTTTGCTCCGGTCGATACAATAACCGTTGCGCCGTTACTTGTAATCCTTACACCTATGGAATTTGCCATAGCTCTAGGATCCACATACGGAATTGGATAGCTTGCACCGGAATTGAATGCAAAACTATTTTCCATATCAACCCAGACATAATCAGCACCAGTAATACCTGTGCTTATAGATTTCGTTGTATTATTCGGTAATGCTCCGGCAGATATCATTTTCTGATAGATGGGCTTTGAATTAAGGTACTGTCCTGTGAATGTTTCAGAAATTCCAAATCCTAAAGTAGTGGCATCCACCTTCTTCTCTAATTTGCCATTTAA